GGCAAACTATCGCTAATGAGTTTCGTCTGTTAAATCGTTACATTGGCGGCAAGAAATTTAATATTACCATTGCAAGTAATTTAGACGCTGAAATTAAAAATGCCGAGAGGTTGGTAAAGGCTCTCGGAAGAGTTCAGCAGGCCGCTAGTGGCGCGAAAGGTGGGCTGCCAATTGGAACTCAAGTTTTAAGCCGTACAAAAACCAAGGGAGGATTTGCGGCCGCTGAAATTAAGGCACTTTTTGGGGCTGCGGTACAAGGGGGGCTAATAGATGACAAGACACTGGCCTCTACGAGGACTCAGATGGTCACAGCCCTTGGAAGCATTGGCAGAGACTCCATTGCTGGCTTACTTAATGGCCTAAAAAGTGGTGACGCTGATATACAAAATGCAGCCAAACTTCTAGGCAATAATTTAATTACTTCATTTAAGACCGTCCTTGGCATCGCCAGCCCGTCAAGGGAATTCAAAAAGATTGGAGAGTCTGCCGGGCAGGGTTTCGAGCAAGGCTTGCTGAAATCCATAGAAATTGCTGAACAGTCTGCTACGCGCAAGATGCAGCGAATGCTGGACCGTTTGGCACGCATGGCGCTCATGATGAGTGGCATGAGTGGCCCTGAAATAGGAAGGCAAGTCGCCCAAGCGAGAGCTTTACCCTCGTTGAATTTTGGCGCGACCACGCCACGCTCTTCTGTCAGCATTGGTCCATCTTCTAGCGGCAGAATGCTGCCGGCAGCACCATCTCGCACTGCCATCGCCGGAGCGCCCGCCCCTGCAGGGTTGCTGCCTTCTCTTAGTTCTGCAGGGCAAAGCAAGGCAATCATTGAAGCCTTAATAGCGAGCACTGGTCCGCGACTGCTGCCTTCTGGTGGCGGCGACGATAGCCTGGGAAAACTGGCGGCACCTAGGCAGACGAAGGATGCAGTAGATGCCATTCTGCGTAACTATTTCAAAGTAGTAGAGGCGCAAGTAAAAGAAGTATTTAGTGCCCCACCCATCAAAAAAGAGTCATTAAATATATTTGACCATCTTGACACGGAGCAATATTTCAATTATTTAGCACAAGCACGCGTAAATGCAGAAAATGCAATAAAGCGATCAATTGAAGAAGCAAAGCAAGTTACCAAACAGAACCAAATCAAGGACGCCGCTCAAAGTTTTCTTAGAGCACTAGAGGAAACTGTTCGGAACGCAGAGCGGAGTGCTTTCACTCAGTCTCGCATTGCAGCTAATAACTCTTACGTACAAAGGGCCAATATCCGAGAAATCGGTCAGCCGTTACTGGGAGGAAGGCAAGTCGCTCCCCCCAAGATGCTTTCCGCTGCAACGGGATTTTATCGCGGGGCTGCGACTCCTCCTCCTCTACCAGAGACTCAGGCGCAATTATTTGCGCGACGAGAGCGCGAAGCGCGTATGCGTTCGGTGCTAAGAGGCGTTGACGTCATGGGGGAAACCCCTACTCGCGCACCGGCTCGCTACAGCTACGCCAATCGGCCTGCCATGCCGCGACGCCCAACTAGCGCAATAGTACCTTACGAGGCAGGAGGAGCAATTGTGCCAAGTGGCGGAGGCGGAGGGGGCTTTCCTTCAGACGGGATGATAGGGCCTTCCGCTACTAAAGGTTATGAAGCATTAACTCGCCTTTCTGGAGCATTGCGTCAAAGTAGCGCCTTCTTTAATCAAGCAAAAATTCCCCTTGCTGGTGCTGTTGAGGGACTGGGAGGTGAATTTGCACAGGCAGCAAAGCAAGTGCTGTTGTATGGCACTGCTTATAAAGCTTTAGCTTTTTTCACCAGTCTGCCACAGCAAGTTTTAGCTGCATCTACATCTCTGCAGACATTTAACAACCAACTCTTGGCAATTACTGGCAGCAGCGCAGGAGCCGAAAGGTCATTTGCTTTTGTAGACAATCTTGCCACTAGATTCAATGTTCCACTGGAAAGTGCTCGACAAGGATTTGTCAGGCTTTATGCCTCCATGGCTCCGGCGGGTTTTGAAGCGGGACAGATTGAAGCTCTCTACACGGGCATCTCAAAAGCGTCTGCAACGCTTGGGCTCAGTGCTGACAAGGTAGATCGAGTGACCTATGCCTTTGCTCAGATGAGCAGCAAAGGTCAGTTAATGGCCGAAGAGGTGACAGGACAACTGGGTGACGTTATCCCTGGGGCTCTGTCCCTTATGGCCGAAGCTGCACGAATGGACATTGCCACTTTTAAAAAAGCAATGGAAGACGGAGCTTTTGTCGGAAAAGCCTTCGAGCAAGTGATGAGTAATGTGCCAATCGTTTTGGAACAACGATTCGGGAAAGGCGCGGCTGGAGCGGCAAAAACACTGCAAGGGTCAATGAATGCACTGTCCATTGCTACCACTAAATTCTATGAATCTTTCAATGCCATTGTACAAAGTGGCGGTGCTGCAATTTTCCCGGTCATCGCTGATGCTATTGATCAGGCAACGAAAGCGGCCACCGCGTTTTCCGCTGCGGCAACAGGCAATATGGGGCCTGCAAACATGCTGGAAGGCACTGCAAAAAATCTTTATATTGCAATGCGTCAATTGCAAGAAATTTTTATCGCCATTGGCAATGTAGTCAAAGGCATTGCGCCCACTTTTGTAATACTGGGTCAGTCGGTATTGGGTCTATTAAGCGCATTAAGTCAATTAACTAATACAGCGGTTGGAAGATTCTTGGTTGACTTGGCAGTAAAAGCCGGCGTGGCTTTAATCGCTATTCAACTTTTAACAAAAACCGGAGTGATGCTGCTGGCATCTCAACTCGCCATACTTTTCCGCAATGCTCAGTTGGCCGGCACTGGAATGCTTGGCTTTGCAAGGGCACTAGGGGCAACTGCTACTGCTGCAAAACTTTGCAGACTGGCACTTATTGGACTGGGAGCTGGCCTTGTCCTAATGGGCATTCAATCCCTAATCGAGCATCTTGACAGAGCAGCTAACAGGCTTGGAAATATGCGCAAAGCCGCGTTAGATGCAGCGGGCGCCATTCGATCCATGTCATCAGCCGAACTGGTGCAAGACAAGACAAAGCGTCAAAGAGATATAGCTTTACTTGAAAGAGTGCAGAGCAGTGGCGGCAATATAGGCTCAGAAGACGAGCGTAAACGCCTTGAAGAAATGGGCCTGCAAACTGGCACCAGGGGGGTACAAAGAAGAGTGATGGATCCATCGCTCATTGAAAGCTACTTGCAAAAAGAAAGGCAATTGCTTTCGGAGGTTAATTATGCCTACAAAAACCTTGACCAGCCGCCGTCTGCACTTGGAGAGGTCGACATAACTGGAGGCAAAGCCGGCACTGGTAAACCGCCCAAAGAGCAAAGCCTCGAAAGCTATTACAGTCTGCAAGATCAACTGGCCAAAGCGCAAACGCAAGCTGACATTGATCGTATAGAAGCCTTGTTCGAGCATCGCAAAAATATGATTAATAGCGCGTATGACCTAGAAGAAGCACGCGCTAATAGCGTTCAGAAAGAAGCCATTGCTCACCAACGAGCAATTTCTAGCATCTTCATGGATCTGCAGAAGAAGCAGATTAACGCAAGGCTTTCAATGATGAAGGCCGAAGGAAGCGTGGCTGGTGGTGCAGGAGCTGGTGCCGCGCCTGGATCTGCCGTTGGTGCTTATCTGCAGGGCGACATCGGACCAACAAGCACTGGTCCTCATTTTGACGTAAAGAAAGTTGGTGGAGGTTACTTCCCCCGTAATTATCTTGATCAATTTGTACAAGTTAATGGTCGCCCCCTTTCATCTGGCACGACTGTACCCGGCGGCACATTTGCAGGGCACCAACGAAGAGGGAGCCATGGATGGGATTATGCCTTTGGCGAAGGCCGCCATGCTGCCACTTTAACTGGTGGAGCAAAGTGGCAGGAGGGTGTCCCTACTCAGCACGGGGAACGCCGTCGATTCCAGCTTCCGTCTGGAGAAATGTTTCAGTTCCTTCACGGGGGAAGCGAGGGTATTGGTGCTAAAACCCCTGGCAAAGTTACTCCCGATCAAAAGAGAGAGGTACTGGCAGACCAGGCAAAAGTTATTACGGCAAAACAAGCCACTCTTTCCATTACTCATGCAGAAATAGAAGCGCAGCGGCAATTAGTCGTTGAAACTGAAAAATACTTGGCTCAAATTTTTGGCGTTGCAGAGAAAGAGCTTCAGGCAGGCATGTTGCAGAAGAAAACTGCAATGTTACGCGCAGGTGCCACCGACCAAGAGATTGAAGAC